CAGCTGATGTTGCTGGGTGCCTGGATTTTGCTTTTTAGTCCGCTTCCCATGCCACCAAATACTTCGTTTGGGAGATTGAAGCCTTCGAGTTGCTTGGCGGTGTCTTCGTAGTGGGCAACAATGTCGTTCGCTACGCTGTCGTCCACATTGGCAAATGTAAGCTGCAGTTCGTAGTTGGTGGGCTTGTTGCCGTAGATCCGCTTGCTCACCACGCCGGATTGGCTGCGGTACGTGCGAACGGGGTACTCGCCAGGCGTGAAGCTGCGGGCGCTGGGGACGTAGGACGGGAATGTTCTTGCCATTAGCGCAGCCCCAGTTTTGCCCTTGTGCTCGGGCTGTTCTGTAACCTACTCAACGTAGCTGCGGTGCCCCGCTTGGCGCCATCGTTTGCAGCGGCTTTGCGGGTGGCGACCATAGCGGCTTCAAGCTGGTCGCGGCTTACGTATTCCACGCCGCCGATGTTGGTGGTCTGGAATGTCATGTTGAGCATGGGGCCGTTGCGGGCTCCAGGTGCGTTACCCATTGCATCGCGCAGGTCACGGTTGTTGACGACAGTACCGCCAGTGCCTGGGACAAACAGCTCGGGACCACGCTCACCTACAACATACGGAGTGCTCTTATCTACAGGACCGCCCGAAGCTCTTCCAAGAATTGGGGCCATGCTGAAACCTCCGGCGTATCCTCCTCCCTTGGGTAACGTGTAGCCCTTACTAGCAGCTGCGCCTGTAGCAGGACCTGCAGCAGATGTGATAGCCCCTAAAGCCTTAAGTATGAGTTGTAGAGTAATCATTACTGTTTGTTTTGCAATAATTTCTGCAGCCATTTTAATAAACATATCCCCTACAGATTGGAAGAAACTCGCTAGAGCTTCTTTAGCTGTCATAGCGCCAGAAACAAGCCCTTGGAACGCGGTACCAAAAGCTTCTCCTACTCCATCTGCCACCTTTATGGCGATGTTACCTATATTAGTTAGTTCTCTTATTTCTTCTTTTACTTGTGCAATACGGTCTTCTATTTTTCCGCGATCACCTCTTTCACCGGCTAACTGAGGTAGCCCTGACGTAAAACCGCCCGCAGGTAATTTACCGTTTTGCGTACCTATACCGCTCGCAGCAGCTCCTTTTGTTATGTCTTGCTGTGCCTGTTCGTTTAAGATACCCGAAGCTTTTAATTGTGCATATAGTTCTGCTGTTTGTTTTTTCTGCTCTGCCAGAACAGCTTCTTCTTGGCGCAACTGCTCTCTTAAAATTTCTGCATACTGAGTTTTAACGATAAACGCCCTCTCTTCATCACTTAAAGCCTTTTTAAGTAAGTCTGAATACTTAAACATCCTTTCGATACGAGTTTTATCGTACTCGGCTTGTACCTTACGAATAGGGTCTTCGTAAGAAATTATGTCGAGTTCAGCCTCAGCCAAAACAAAAGCACGTTGTGCGCTATCTAATTGCTGGCTGCGTAACTTAGCAATACGCTCCAGTTCTCGCCGTTGTTTTTCAAGTTCTTGCGCAGCTTTTCTATCTTGTTCGGCTTGATCACGCTGGATCTCCGCCGCTACTTGCCTGCTACTGTTGATTTTTATTACTTCTGCTCTATTTTTATATAAAAGGTCGTTTTGTTTTATTAAACCCTCTACAATTTCAGCAGAAGCTTTGGCGTTTTCTTGTCTAATTTTAACCCTTGCGTCTACCTCTTCTTGGAATAAAAGGGCTAGCTCTTTTTGTGTTTGTAAACGTGTATTGGTTATTTTATCTTCTGTAGTAACGCCGGGAGTAAGCTGTCTTGTTACTTGTAACTCGATGCCGGACTGTACGACAGCCTGATTTAAGGTTGAGCGGAACTGTGCTGCTTGAGCATTTGCTTCCGCTAGTCCCGAGTTCATGCGGTCTAATCCACTGTTTATGGCGTCTAGTGCGCCTTGACCGGCTACTAATTCTATGACAAATTCTCCTATAGCTTTAAGTCCCTTACCAAAAAGGCTAAATATACCGTTTATAGCTCTAAATATAGCGTTGACAACTTCAAGCACTGCGGCTAAAGCCACAGCAAGCGGTGCACCTACAATCCCGACTGTAGTACTTATGGCGTTTACAACTTTACGCCAAGAATCACTGAGTATGTTTACGCTGTTAGCTACATCTTCAGTAACTCCGGGTAAAGTTCCTGTCTCACGTGCTATCTCCTGACTTAGTATTTTTTGGGCTGTTAGTTTATCTCCTACTTGAGTTAAAAGCTCCAGCTGGCCTTGGATCTCTGCGGAAAAACGGATACCGGATTCTGTGAGTGTGTCAAAATCAAGCGTCTTAATTGCATTGCCTATATCTTTAATTTTTATTAGTGCTTGATCCAAAGCTTGGCCTAAAGCGCCTCCCAAAATTTGACCGCCAAAGCCTGTACCGACAAAAGATCCCAGTGCAGAACCGATAACAGTACCGGCACCTCCACCAAAGAGAAGAGGGAAGCCGGCTCCCAAGGCTAAATTCTCTCCGAAACGTCCTATGTTTTTCTGCATTCCCCGGAAGCCAGGGCTAGTCATCGGGCCTTCAACAGGGAAGCCGCCGGCAGGTGCTTGAGCACTGGCCCCACGCATCTGTTTAGCTATACGTTGTTGCCGAATAAAATCGGCTGTCTGCGCTCTAGCAGCACGAGCTGCTGCTTCTGTACGTTCAGTGAATTCCAGTTGTCTGTCGGCTAACTTTTTAATTTGATTAGCACTTTCAGCAGCTGCTGCGGCCTGTTCGTCGAGTGCTTGCTGTACTTTGGCTGCTTTAGCGTCTAGTTTTGAGTTAACTAAACGCTGTTCAGCTTCAAATTGATCTTGTAAGACAGCGTTGAGTTCTGCTCTGCCCTTGCGTTCGGCAAGTATTTGCTCAGTTCTCCCACGGAGTTGTGAGGATAGTGCGACCGGGGAAGCTTGGCCAGGACCGATGGGACCCCTATATTGCGTAGTTTCTCTTATACCCGCAGCAGCAAGTTTTGCTTTCCGCTCTTGCTCAGTAATTTGCTTTAGTAAATCAGCTCTTTCCCGTAATCCGGTATTAAGTTCGTTTGTTGCTGTTATGTATTTCTTAGCTGCAATAGTTGCTTCGTCTGTACCCAAAGCGGCTTCATTAAATGCGGCAGCTGCGCGGCCTACAACGTCACGTAAATTGTTAATGTTGCGGACAATAGACGGACCGCCAAAGTTCTCAATGTAATTATTTAGCTGCTGTACAAGTTTTGAAGCTGCAGATACCTCATTCTGTAGCTGCTTGAGTTGTTGGGCGCCGCGTACCGCAATTTCAATATCGGCTCTGTAGGCCACGGCTCCACGTCACACTCTGGTACTTCAGTTTACGGGGTAAAAAAGCCGCCGGGTTAGCGGCGGCGTCTGGCTTTGTCCAATTCCTTCTGTTGGTCATCGTTAAGGATCTGGAAGTAAGCGCTCCAGCCGAGTAATTCCTCGGCGGTCATGGTCGTCCGAACCTCGGTAAGGGTTAGGCCCAGTTCCTTGGCGACGCCAAATTGGAGCATGAGCCAGTTGTCCTTACGAAGTTCGGCGCTCAGGATTTTGGGTCGATGGGCTCGGCGTCGTCGGTCAGGATTGCCAGCATCAGAGCTTGCAGGTCCTTGTCCTTCACTTCGTTCTTCAAGACGTCTATCTCGCCAATGTTGAAAAGCTTCGCTCCAGACTCGTCAAGGGCTTTGGCGATCAGCAGTTGAAGGGCAAAGGCGTTGGCATCGTCCGACTTGGCTTGCTTTTGGGCGCGTTCACGCTCAGCCATTGTCAGCGGTGCCACCCACATTTCAAACTTGCTGCCGTCAGATAGCTCTACTACTTTTTTGGTCGGCTCCAGGTTTGCGGCCTTGCGGAGACGGTCGATTGCGCGTACAGGAACGGGCATACCAGTGCTTGGGGTATGGCAATAGTGTAGCGGAGTAGAAATAAAAAAACCCCGGCTTGGAGGCCGGGGCTTGCTGAACCAACTGCACCAGCAGCCTATCAGGCAGAAGTGCTGAAGTCGAAGGTCGGGGTGCCAGTAGGACGGAAGTTGACGGTCACAGACTGAGCATCGTCAGGGTTGACGGTCAGACTTGCAGAGGTCAGGATCGCGTCGAAGCTGATCGAGCGACTTGCGGTGTCGCTAACAGTTCCACCGCTCGTTACGCGGTCAACATACAGCTTGAAGGCGGCACCGTTTTGCTGGCGCTGGAGCACGTCTTCGATCAAACGGTTGGACAGGGCGGCGTCCTCGTTGGTCATGTAGACCGTTGCGGTGCCGGTGCCATCGCC